TGACTTTATCACATTATAATTCCAACAGATCTTCAACAAGATGTGAAATCTTTTCAGATCTAAGCCCTTCTAATATTGCTTATCTATGTATGTAGGGATTAGACAACAGCTCTTTATTATTCTTCATGTAAAATTACTTTTAAGTGAGAATTTTATATAAATCTCGACTGTAAGTGAGCTGTGACAGTGAACCATCTGGTGTATAAAATACCTTCGAACAAAAGTCAATATCATAAAATTTACCAATATTACATGTTTTCAAACATTGACCCAAACCAATACCAGTTTAATCATCTTTTGTTCTAGAAGTCAACGACATGATCGATTAAACTAATACATCCTTTATATCAGGTTCACAAAATAAAACAACGTCATCACCAGAAGCCATCACAAACATTTTATTTTCATGTCTTCCAATACCACACTATTCAGCATAATAATATGTATAACATAATGACCGTAGTGTGTTTCCTAACGTTGTTCTAGTGGATAAACCAGAGAAGGTTGTCCCGGTGACTTCAGTATAAACATAGTTACACCATGGATTTTCCTCTCTCGAATGGTCTCTATAAAATTATTGAGTTACATATTTAGGCCAAGGACTACCGTTTACACCAGGCAATCTAGTAAAAACTAGATTTTTAGTGTTCAAAAGGGAGTCCATAAGATTTTCTAATACAACCTCAACATTCTATACTAATCCTGAATTTACGCTATTCGATATAATTCTCCTTATTAATGGTTTTATTTATATCCAGAATTCATTATCCACATATTTCTACAATTTCTCATATTGGGATGAGTCAAACGCAGATCCGTCCATAGATATACTAACCCAATTTTCAGAAATATTGTTTTGTATTAGTTCTATCTATTACTATTTGGTCAAACCTTATACAAAACCTGGACAAGCAGTCTTAATATAACCCCAGAATGCACTTTATATTGCAGCCATTAAACCGACTTTATATTTACTAGGATTCATTACTGCTCTGGGTCTAG